TGCGTTAGTAGTATCAAGAATAATTTGCCCAGCTTGAGCAGTAATTATTCTATAGTCACTATCTGTAGTTCTAATAATCTTTGACATTCATATTTCCTAGTTAAAAGTATACGGGGGAATTTAATCCCCCATAACTAATCTTAGTCAGCGTCAACTTCGAAGTCGTCTGCGTTTGCTTGTGCAGCATCATCGCCTGCTTCTTCCATTTGAACTGCTGCGTCATCTGTTGCTGTACTAAAGTTCCAAGCAATAGTTTCGCCTGTATCAATAGTAACTTTGCGGCCTGCAATTTTAGTAACTTGCTTTAGCGCACCAGCATCGTCTTTAACTGTAATAGTCATTTCGCCTGCTGTTACTGCTGCTGGTGTATCACCATCTGCTGCTGATTTGTCTACTAAGAAACAATCTTTTACTGCTGTGCCATCTGTGCAACGGAATTTCTTTGATCCAAGTTGCTTAACGATCCAGCCATTTACTGATCCAGTTCCGTTGTGAAACTGTACTTTAATTTCGTTACCACCATCTGTTGGTGTTCCAAAAAATCTTTTATTAAGTGGTCTTCCCATTTGTTTATCTCCTTTAAAACGTTCTAGGTTTACGCAGTGGGTCAGTTCTGCATAAGTCCGCGATATACGGCACGATTATTGACACAAGTATTTATCCGAAAAGAAAAAAGCTGATATAAAACTCATAAAAAAAGGTAGCGTTGCCGCTACCTTTAATCTTATTACTATTTAAGTAAAACTTAGCTAAAACTTACGTTACCGTGAGTGATGCCAACTTTACCTAGGTAGTCTGCTGCATTACCAAGCGACGAAGCAGTATTTGTTAGTTCAACATAACCATAACGTGTCATGAAGCTAACTACTGGTTCGAATGTACCTGGATCAAGCACAACGCCTGAGCTCATTAGCGGGATGTATGGGCAATAGAATGCCGCTGCATCTGATTCGCTTGAACCTTTATAACCAATAAGTACTGGTGCGCTATCTGAAGCATATGTGTTAACATAAACTTTCATTGCATTGTTCAATGTACCAACCATTTTAGTGTTAGTTGGTGCTTCGAATGTACCTTCTGTTGTTCTTGCGAACGCTGAAGTTGTAGCTGACTGTAGGATAGTTAGTGCAAATGGTGATACCACTGCCCAGTTACCTGCGCCTCTACGTGTACGCTGTGCAATCAAGTTACTTACGCGGTTGATTTGTACTGCTAGTGCAGCATGCTCATCACCTACGAAAGTAGCTGTACCTGATACTGCTGCTTGGTTATATGTTTCAATAGCATTACCTGCTAATGAAGATAAAGAAGCAAGTACTTCTTGGTCGATCTCAGCAGTAATTTCTTGTGCAAGAGCAGCCATAATTTCTGCTTCAACATCAATACCATGCTGTGATTGTGCATCTTGTGCAGCTTCAAAAGTCCAACGAGCACTTAACTTACGTGTCTTGGCTTCTACTGTCTGCTTTAAGATTTGGATTGACATTCTGTTACCAGCTTGTCCTTCCAATGAAGCTGTAGCTGATGCGCGATCTGTTGCTGCATCACCTGAATAGCCTTCAGCGATTTTGAATGGTGATAATGCTTCTTCACCAGCGCCAACGTCTGTGCCGTTTGTGCTGTTAAAGTCGTCACTATAACGTACTCTTAGTGTGTGAATTTGACCAACTGGTCCAGTCATTGGTTGTACACCAACTAATTCGTTAGCAATAACTGTTGGCATAACACGTCTGATAACTGGTAGGATTACACGGTTAAGTGTAGCTACGTTACCTGCTGATGTTGCGCCAGCTGTTGCACTCTCAGATAAATATCTGCGAGTATTTTCTAGGGTTGTTTCCATTACAGCTTTCTTGGTGCCTTGCAGGCCTTCAAGAAGTGCAGTTTTGGTGTCTACCCAGCGTGATTCTAGTAGTTCTGACATCATAATCTCCTTAATTTAATCCAGCAAGACGGCGTATATCTAATACATTGTTTGTTTCGTCTGCTTTAGTTGTCATTTTTGGTTGTTCCGTACGGTTGCCTGTAATTTCTTTGCCTTCTGCTAAAACTGCCTTGCGCTTTGCTGGAGTATTTCCGTCAATCACTGATGGTAAGTACTTATCAAAAGACTTTTGTAGTCTATCGGTTTGTACTGATTCCAGTAAGTCTGTCATAATCTCGCTTTGGTTTTTACCTAATGGTGCAACCAAACTGCTTAGTATTTTATCTCTACGAGCTGATTCAACAAGCATAGCTTTTTCACTAGCTGCCGACTCTGCTAATTTTTTAGCTTTAACAGCTAACGTTTTAGCTTCTGTTACTTGTAGCTCTTTAGTTGCAATAACTTTTAAGAGTTTTGAAGTTTCAGATTTTTCATTTAGATAACTGTTTGCATATTCTGAAGCAAATGCTTCGAATAGTTTACGCCCAAAATCATTTGTGCGAGCTGCTTCAATATCTTCTTTTAATTGGCCAATTTCTTTGTTAAGATTTTTACCAACTGTTTCAGATACTAGTGCAGCACTTCTTGTAACAAATTCTTTCTGAACTGCTACAAATTTTTCTTTAGCTTCACGTACAAGGCGTACCTTGGTTTCAGCTAAGTCGTTCTTGTCTTCGTGAAATTCTGCAATCTCATTTGCAAGTGATTCAACAACAAATTCTTCAAGTTGTGAAAACTTGTCTGCCATTACTTTTTGATCTTCGTGTAATTCGCTAACTTCTTTCTTCAAAGATTCCATTACAAAACCTTTTAGTAAGCCTGCATTTTCACGCATTGCAATAGCATATTTGGCTTTCGCCTCAGCTAGTTGCTTGCGATCTTCTGCAAATTCTTGAAGTTCTGTAGCAAGACCTTCCTCTAATAGTTTGTCAATTGACTCAACCATTACAGATTTATCATGCTCATACTTCTTAGCAAATTCTTCACGGAGTTCAGCAGTAGCAAACTGGCGATTTTCTTTCACCTTTTCGTCCCACGCTTCTTGGATTTGTGTCTTCACTTCTTCTGATACTACGTCGTTTTCAAAAAGTGTTTTTAGTGCATCCAACATGTTAATGTTCTCCTATTATTGGAGTCTACTGATTATATTAACCAGCGATTCTTTTAAGTATTTCTGTGCCTTGATGTCGTTCTTAGTTGCCTGTGCTAATTCATATGCCTTCATTCCTCCACGTGCATTCATTAAATGCTCGTAAATTGGTGTAGGATATGCACCAGGGGCACTAGGCTGAGCCACAATGTCCACAGTGATTATTTCAAAATCAGAAACTTCATTACTTCCGTCCTCTGATACGTTGCCACTTCCACGCGACGAAACACCTAGCTTAACTCCGCTTTCCAGCATTGTTTTAACTAGTTGCCCCATTGGTGTTGGTAGTACTTTTAGTTTTCCATAACCGTTTGCACCATCCATCCAGCTTTCGCTAATCATATGGCTTACACGGTCTAAGTTGATATTAAGTCCTTCTGGATGATCTACTTCACCAAGAACACTGTATCCTCCTTCGATTTGATCATTGAGAGTTTTGACAGCCCTGCCAATTTCGTCTACGGGATAAACACGCTGGTTAGCGTTGCGTACTCCGCCTTGTATCATGATACCTTTCATGTACAAGTCTTTTCCTTCGTTAGCAGACTCAACAACCATCCTTGCTTGGTCGAATGTCAAATGTTCTTGAATTAAGTTCATCTAGTTTTCCTTAACCTTGCTTACTTAGCTCTAGTCGATACTTTATTTAAAGTACTTCCTGCGGCTTTGTCAGCAGCTTCCGGCTTACCTTTTTTCTCGGCGCCATGACCTGCAGGAGCAGTTTTACTTGCTTTTGCAGCTTTGCCACCTGGAACATTAATGTTACCAGTTGACATATCTTTTGGACTTTGATCGCTTAGTGCTGAACCTTTAAGGTTTCCCTTATTAGCTTCTACACCTGCGTCTGTGCCAGCTTGGTTTAAATTACTTGCTGTTCCGCCCATGTTATTTGCTCCAGCCACTGACGACTTAGTGTTTGCACCACCGTCACCCATTGTAGCTGATACTTTTTCAACATATTCACGCATTTGCTCACCAGCTGATAATTTAGCTGATTTTGTTTCTAATGGTGTAATTGTTGCTTGGAATGATTCTTCTTCTGGCTCGTCTTCAGCGTCCATATCCATGCCCATGTCATCCATGTCCATATCCATTTCGCCTTCGTCGTCGCCTTCGTCGTCGCCTTCGTCGTCGCCTGCGTCATCGCCTGACATCATTGCGTCAAATTCTGCTTTTAGGTCTTCTAGAGCATCTTCAAGATCCATAACACGATCTTCAACATCACCTTCTTCACCTTCGTCGTCGCCATCTTCGTCGTCGCCATCTTCGTCTGGCATTTCAACGTCACCCATCATATCGTCAGCTGGATCGCCGCCCATATCTGCTGGATCTGCTTCAACTTCAAATTCTTCTAGGTCAAAACCTTCTTCTAGCTCATCATCTGATTCGTCAACTTCTTCGTCATCAGCTTCGTCTAGGTCTTCGTCTGACTCATCAACTTCTTCATCAGTTGCTTCGTCAACTTCTTCATCTTCTAAATCATCTTCTAATAATGATTCGTAAATGTCACGTGATTTTTCTACTACAATCTCGTGGAATAATTCTTCAGCTCCTGCTTTGTCTTCGTTAACAAGCTTTTGAAGCATTTCTTCAAACTTCTTTAAATCTGCCATTTGTTTTCTCCTGAAAAGTTAATTACCTATGGTAAGGCTGTCACTATTATTTAGTATAGAGAATGAAATGCATGTATATATAGGCTCAAAACGAACCATTTTATAGAAAATCTATAGAATACCAAAAGATCTTTGGAATTCATCAACAACTATTGTGTTTAAGTTATTAAATTTATTTAGTTCGTCTGGCACAAAGTTATCTTGTGCTATAATTCTATGGAACCTAATTCCTGGATTTTCTTTAATAACTGCTGCGGTTTGTTTAAGCCAATTGCCAAAATAAGTTGCAGTATCAGTTGTTTTTTTATAATTTTCTGATCCAGCATATATATTATTTACTTTATTCCCGTACGGTAATCCTTTATAATCAAATCCTAATATGTAGATATCTTCATATCCGTGTGACGCTGCAAGCCATAATGCTGTCGGGCCACTACTCCATCCTTTACTAGGATTAAAAAAATTTAAATTTTCTATCCGTCTATATGACTTATTTGGGTTAGTCCATACGTTAGGATTTTTATGTTGATAGTTTTTACTATCAATTTCTAACACCATCTTAACATCTACTGCAACTAAGTAGTCTGGATCAAACTCTCTATACACTGCATTGCAAGCATATACTTTGCCAAAAGATTTTAAACTGTTAAGATTAATATTATTCCTACTTACACCATTACCTATTACAAATCCGTATTCTTTATTAGTATGCGGTCCTGCTATAATTTTAGGCAAGGTTTGAAGAAGCAGTTTTTGATCTCTGCGTTCTTTTAATAGTTGTTGTATTTCTAATTTAGTATATTTAGACTTATCTAATTTTGCCATTACAGCCCGCCGGCTGCGTCCGCTTGTGCTGCTAGTCCGTACATTTGTCTAACAAATTCTATTTCATTTGCTTTTTCTTTAGTATGTACTTCAGCTGCTTTTCGAGCACGATTAATTTGTCGAAGTGTAAGTCTAGTTTTTCGATTATCTGACATTTTTACAACCGAGTCATCATACTGAGGATCATAAGATTGGTCCTCAGTTGGTTCTAATGTTTCTTTGTCGTAATAAAAAAGTTCTCGTAGTATCATATTGTTATTTATGCTTTAGATAGTCTGTTCGCCACCTGGAGCACCGCCTCCAATAGTCTGATCAGTTGTAGTTGTCGGCGCATCTCCAGCACCTCCATCAATTGGATCTACATCAGTTGGTAATTCGTCTTCTACACTACCTAAGTCTGCTCCAAGTCCGGCGCCGCTAATACCAGCAGTTCTCATTTCACCTGCTGCATCTGACTGCTGCGCACCTAACGTTTCATCATTCTCTTCTCGCCATAGTCTTTCATTTTCAGCAATTTCTTCTTTGCTCATTCCTAAGAATCTTTCTAGTGCAAATCTATTTGACATAAAGGGAATACCGCTCATTTGTGTAAATGTTGGAATACGAGCGTTGTCAAGTTCAGACTGTCTATATGCTGCAAAGTTTTGCGGAGCCTGAAAAGCTAAATCAAACATTGACGTATCAATGTTTACACCTTTTTCTAACAAGTAACGTTTAAAATCTTGATTAAAATCTTCAATAATTAAACCTTGTAATCTTTCACAATAATTATTAAATCTTAATTCTTGTATATAAGCAGTTCCAACTCGTCCGTCTTGAAATGAACTTGCTCCATCATCAGCACCCGTAGGCAAATAGCTGGAAGGTATTCGTAAACCACGTACGAGCTTATTAGTAAAATATCTAAGGTCATCTATTTCTCCAAGGTTAGTACCACCTGGTAATGTTTCAACTTTTGATCCACGTCCTTCAGCAGTTTGTGGGAAGAAGTAATCTTCGTTAATTGACAGTGGATTGTATGACGAGTCTATGACATTTGATCCTCCGCCTGTTGACGATGGGATACGTCTTTGGTGTATTTCCGTCTTAACACGCTCTACAAACTGCATAGCAAGGTGCGATGGCATGTTACCCACATCAACGTAGAATACCCTACGCTCTGGCGCTCTTTGGACTCGATAAATGATGATTGCATCTTCGAGTAATTCTTTTTGTTTATATACTTTAAAGATAGTTTCAAGCAAACTATTACCAAATGGATAGTTTTGGTCTAAGCCTTCACTTAAACTTAAATGTACAACGTGTTCTGCATTAATTGCAACTTCGCCGTCTTGTACATTAAATCTCGATCCTGCTTGTTGTGGAGCATTACCTACCATACCTTTACCGCTACCAGTAAAGTAACCTGTGTTAGGATTTCCTCCGCCGGTAATATTGCCAGCTGTTTGGAATGGAGTAGTAGCAACCATTGAAGTAAAGTTTAAATTTACATCTTTAATAATATATTGTTCAGGAACTTTTCCTTCGCTTTCATTAACAATAATACGTGTTAATTTTGCAGGATCAACATGAAACCATTTCTTAGTTTCTGGATCTCTAATAAAAATTGCGTCACCGTACTTAAACACATTACGAAAAATTCTAAACATACGTGTTTCAAATTTTTGTAATTTACAAAACTGTTTTAAGTACTGTCCTAATATTGTTATTTCGCTGTTAGTTGCATCTTTAAAGAAGTTAAATTTAAAATTAGTTCTGTTTTCTTCATTAGTTTGTGTACAAAATTCAGCAAGGATATCAAGTGCAGCATTAACTTCACTGTCATTATCCATAGTGTTGTATTGACCGTAACGCTCAACTCTGTTCGGCGACCCTACATATACATCAGGCAAGTAACTTGAATAGTTTGAACGTGCAGGTCCTGGTTGTGATCCAGCCGCTGCTCCGCTGATAGGACCGTAACTTCCGTTTGGATTATCCCCAGTTTGTACTGGTGTAAAATGTTTTTTCCAGCTCATATTATACGCTCCTCAACATATCATTTGACATATCGCCGATGCCTCTTCTAATTTTATCACTAGTATCAGCATGACTTGCAGTTATTGTTACTAGCTTGTCAACACTTGGCACTAACGTACTATTTAACGCAGATTCTAATGAGGTTTTCATTTGAGTGCTAAGTTGTGTCATTGTGTTTTGTAATTCATTACTACCGGTATTAGTTTGCATTTGAGCCATTTGTGCAGGCATTGTTCTTATTGTATTTAACATGCTATCAAGTGTACTTGTATTAAACCTGGCTTGTTGACCAAACACTGTACTTGATGCGTCTAATGCTCCCATTGCTGAATGTCGCACTATGTCGTGCATTTGTCCAGGAGTAACTACTGCTTCTAATCCGTGAAGTGCAGCAATTGTTTCTGTTCCAAAGTTTTTAAATAACGCACCAGTTTCGCCCATCGTGCCCTCCGAAAACGCTATCGGCTCCAATCCCAATGTTTCACGGAGGACATTTATTGCTCCGCCAAATAGTGTTTTAATGCCGTTATTTATGGCCTCACCAAAGAAAACTTGATTTCCTGTTACAAGTATATCTCTATTAGATGTAATTGTTGATGATGCATTTTCTAAAGCTTGCTGCAATGCTTGTTGATTTGTAGCACTCGGATCGTTTGTATAGTTTTCTAGCATAGCTTGTAGATCACTTGCTTGGGCAGTTAGTCTATCAGCATTAGCGGCTTCGTTTCGAATATCAGCGCCTGTGGCTAAACTATTAAGAGTATCTACTTGTTCAGCAACTTGTCGAGTAAGAGACCCAATGTCACTAGTACCATTCGAAATTCCAGCTAATACGTTTACTCCGCCGACAACAAGATCATCAATACCTTTGGTTAATGAAGTAACAAGCTTGGCGGTGGAACCTCCAAATTCAGCCGTTAGTGCATTAACTGAAGCCAATGCTGCTGCAGAAATATTCCCAACTGCTGTTTGTTGTAATTGCTGTGCAGCGGCTTGCATTTGACGCACAGCTTCTTGTTGAGACTCTAATAGTGCATTGCCATCGCTAGATATTGCTAGTTGGGCAGCAATATCATCTCGTATAAGTTGATTACGTCTTGATACTAGCTCTTGATATGTAGCATCATCGCCAGCACCACGTGCAATAGCTTGCTGTGCTGCTGTAATTCCTGCACTATTAACCTGAGTTAATATTTCTTGAGCTCCTCTAGTAATATCTGTTGCGCTACCTAACATTGCTAGGTTTATTAACTGTTGATTATTCTTTAAATCAGCTGCTATTGCTGATGCTTGTTGAAAGTAACCGGCTGCTACTTCATCTTCACCGGCTTTAAGTGCATCTCTTGCATTTAGAAATGCGTTTCTAAGTTCAGGTGAAGCAGAATTTAATGCTAAGACGTTTGGATCGTCTGCATTAATAAAGCCACGTGTGATTAAATCAGTAGCCATATCACCTACAATGGGGCCAAACTGACTTAGTTCTGTCATGCCGGCTGCTAATGCTCTATTTGCGTCTTCACTAATTCCTTGACCAAAGGCAAAGATATTACCTTGCCTTGATATGTCGGCCATTTCAGCAGCAAGTGCGTCAGCTTGTTTTCCAGTTAAACGTGATAATGTATCTAATGTTTTTGCATACTCAGCAGCTCGTATATTTCTTTGTCTGTCTGTTCTACCTTCTTTTATATTTCGTATTGCATCTAAAGTATCACTTTCTGCAAACCTTTCAGCAATTTGTACTGAGCCCATGCCTAAGAGATTTAAGTTAGTTCTTAGGTCTTGAAAGGGTCCATCGAGTTTTTCAAATT